ATTAAGTCAAGAGTTTGTCTTACTCCGATCATAGTTTGTAAAGGCAGTAACCTTCGTACAGAATGTACTGTAGATTGGTCTGCATTACCGCTAAGAACATCTGAAGCTATTGATAAAATATTAGTAACTTGACCAGAAGTAGGGCCAAGTGCGGAAAAGTTATTATAGTTATGGTATTTGTTTGTAGCATTGGTCCCAAGTATTCTAGACAACCCTACATTCCCTTGAGCAAGTTTCTCTAATTTATTATTGTAATCCATGAACCAACTGGTTACTCCGCTACGATCCACCCCCTCTTGGATTAAGGTAGCAGTATCTGGCATTTCTTCACCCCTAGCCGCTCTCTTATATGCTGCAACTAAAGTACCAAAACCAACCATAGTTATTAAACCTTGAGCTGTTTTACTATCAAAATTTTGGACTATAGGTATGAGTGTCTTTTGCATAGAAGAGAAAGCAAACGACTGGAATTGACCAAATAAAGTCAAGCCATTCCTTGACATCCACAGAGGGGTCGTGCCTGCACCGGGGGTAACAATAGTGCTATCGGCAGCTTTCTTTATAGCACTAGCGTAAAGCTCTCCAAATTCTTTAGCCTTTGCATCCCACTTAGTGATGTTGGGAAAAACTAGATCATCAATTATTTCGCCATGTTTTTTGATTTGAGCGCGGATAGCTTTAGCTGAGTTTAAATCAATGCCACTACTAGCAAGATTAGCTATCTGTTTCTTGGTAGCCTTATTACCTGCTACGGCAGACATTGCATCGTGCATATTGCTTTGAATAATTCCAGAAGCCATTTGCTTTAACCCCCCGTTCCAATGCTTAATACCTGTAGTTGTCATTAGTTTCTGGCTAGCAACATCCATGGCTCTTTCAAATTTAGTATGTTTACCAAAATCATCCATAATATCCCCAATGGCATTTACCCTCCCATTATTAATTAAATCAAGACCAACCCCCATACGGTTCATTTCTCTAGCATGGAGCTTTTTATACTTTCTAAATTCAGGAGAGTATAGAGATTTTGCCAAAGGTTTTAACCCTTTTGTCAAAAATTTAATACCACCATCGGCCATTACTAATCTGCCAATATCAGGTATAGACGAAGAAAGTACATCCCCCAACATATTAACTACGTTATACTGTTTAATCTGTCTTTGAGTTCTATAAGCCCAGCTATCAGGATTAATACTATACCCATAGGTTCCCATTAACCTATCCCTAAGAGCTAGAATATCTACTAAGTCTTTTTCTTCTCGTGCTTTTAGTTTCTTTAAAGCTTTAGGATCGTCTAAGACTTTAGCTTTTAGCTCTTTATATTCAGCTTTAATATCTTTAAGTAGCGACGATTTGCTATTAGCCATATCATCATCTAAAAATTCTGCTCCAAATTTCTTAGCCATTCGGGTACGAGAGGACATTAACTTAGAATATTTAGTTATGACTTGGTCAACATCCATTTCTAAAAATTCTTCTAAATCTGCGTTGTCTAGTAGTATCTTTCTACTTTTGGTAAAGCTAGGCTTAGAGGACAGCCCTACGCCATCATGTAAAACACTACTAGAAGATCCCATGACATTATCATAGACATCTAGGGCTAACCCTTTAAAATAACTGTCGTCTTTATATTCGGCTGAGTCTTCATAGATCCTAGCTTTATCCCCACTTTTAGCTTTAGCGTATTCGCCCTTAAAATAATCAGCAATTTTTTTCTGAAATTTCGCAGGGTTCGCCGAAATAGCCGCTTTGTTGTACCCTCTTGGAAAATAAGTATCTAAGGTTTTAGTAACTGATTCGCCATCACCAAAGAAACCTTTAATCTTTAGACCTTCTTTACCATAATGTTTTAAGATGTCTCTAACTTTAGCTCCGGCTGCGGCTACTTCGGGTATGTCTGATTTGCCTTTCCTATTTAATGCTTTAGAAATTTCAATATTGAACTCTGCCCTAGATAACCGGGTACTATCCTTACCTAAACGCCTTTTATATTTTACAAATTGATCTTGGTTGTTTAATATAACACTAGCTAAACGGCCTTCATCAAGGCCCCTTTCAACTTCTACCGATTTTCCTGTGGGGACCCCTTTAAGGTTTTTGTTTAACTTAGGTACAAATTCTGCTAATTCAGGCATAGCAATCCTAGCTACTACTGATGGGCTAGTAATTAGTCTTAGACTGGGATCTTGAAACATTATTGGCTTAAATACGGCACCCCTATACAAAGTGTTTTCTTCGAGTAATTCATCTCTAGTTTTTGTAGGAGCTGCTGCCGCACCTAGGGAAACACCTGGGGTTTCTTTAATCCCTGCATCCGCTTTTACATACTCAGTAATATCTAATTCATCTTCTAACTGTTTTTTAAAGGCTCCGTATTTATTTGACTTATTTAATAGTGCATAGCTACCAGCCCCTAATACACCAGATAATACAGTTCCTATAGATATATTTGCCGCTGATTCTACTAGAGTTCTAGTTTCTTGCTGAGTATGTAAAGCGGCTTCTTGAAGTGAAATAGAACCTGCACCCACCATTGCTACTCTAGCACCTTGGGAAAAAACACTAATTGCTTTTCCGGCCTTAGCTCCTTGGTACAGCAAACCCCCAATGGGTAAAAAATTAATAGGGTCAAGAAAACCTGCGGCACCATTAGCAACTATACCTTTCCAACCAGCATTGGCATTGTATTCTCTATCAGAACCTTCTTGGTCTATCTGCTCTTTAATAGCATCAAAATGTTCTTGATTTTCTGCATGAGCAAAAACCCTAGAAGTAGATTTATCCAACTGATAGCTTTCAGGCAAAGACTTAAAAGCCTCGTCAAAGTTGAAGTCTTCATCCCTAATCCAATTACCCTTTGATTTGGTTGTAGCAAAAGCTCCTAAAATATTTTCGTAACGAAAAGCTCTTTGCATAGCACCGCCCAGAGTAGTTTCTATTTCCGGAACATTAGTATCGGGCTGTTGTGTTAAGTCGGGCAACACTATTCCTGTTTCTTCTGGTATAAAAGGCATATTATCTTTCGTTCAAGTTTTTTAAATTAAAGGCCCCCTTTCCGGGCAGGTCCTCTAATAGCTCTGTAGTCCGTATTATCTTTGAGATTAGCCGCAGCAGTTTTTGTTTTAAAACCTATGTAGTCAGGTTTCCACAAATTATCTTTCCCTTCAAAGATCACCGGATCTAGCACTCCCTCTTTATTAAAGGCTATGATCCTATACCTAGGGTATTTACCTGCTTCCCTAGCGGTTATCCTAGGATCCCATTGGATAAACACGTCATCTGGGTCTATATCTTTAAAAGCTTCTATCTGCTTAATATCGCCCATTAGTTCGGCCTTAATCACTTTAGTTGGCATCCCCGGGTACTGGTCTTCAATAGGGTATTTAGTTAATTGTCTTGATTTAGAATTTACACCAGTAACCCCCCAATTTCTTTTTATAGCTTTTTGAGCTTGCTCACGAGCTAGGTCGGCGTTACCATTGGTGTTTAAAAACCAAGTCTCATATAAGTCTTTATACTCTTTTACGGCATGAGATTCTACTCCTAATTGGGAGTCCCCAGAGGAGGGGTTAAAGGTAAACACTCCTTCTCCAAAAACATCCTTAACTTGATCAATAACTTTTCGAGAGTTTATAGTAACTCCGGTTCCTTTACCTCCGACTAACTCTTTAAAATCTGCTTTTAAGATTTCTAACCTTCCAGCATTAATCCCTTCAGTAATATTTTGAACTTTCTCAACAGCCTGCTCATTAGGAGTTCCAGCTTTAATTATCTCATTAATCATAACGGCTTGAGTAATATCTTTATCGTTAAAGTCATCTAAAGCACGTGGTGTAGTATCTTGGATTCTACCAATTAAATCTGCGTAGTAAATTTTCTTTTCTACATTATCTCCTCTAAAAACTCCTCGCATTTCGCCTTGTAAAGTTTTTGGCACAACGCGCATCTTAGCTACAAAGTTAGTTATGATTTGTTTTTTAGCAGCCGGATCGTCAGTAGCATCTATCTTTTCTGACAGGACTTTGGTGTACGTAAGATCAACAGCTTTTTTATCCTCTGGGCTTTCAGGATCTATAAAAGCTTCCCCTCTAAGAGCTTTAGCCACCTTAACTAAAGACTTCCCCTCTTTAACAGTTTCGGCTTTATTAGCATCAAGTGTCTTAAATAATTGAACTTTTTTAGCTGGGGTTATAGTTCCTTCTTGTTCAGCTCTTATGACATCCTCATAGGTTTTATCATCTCTGTTCACCCCGATCTCTAAATCAGAAGCTTCTCGTGATTGACTTAACTCTATATCTGCTGTTTTAACGGCTAAGGCTTTATCTTCTACAGATGTCGTAGTTGAATCATAAGCATTTAATTTAGCTACTATATCGGCCTTATCATCCACAGAAATACCATTAGGTAAAGTTTTAGTTTTTTGTAAAGTTAAAATAGCGTTAGCCCTCTGGTCTGCATTCATATTCTCCATCTGGGATTTATACCCAATAACGATAAGCTCTTTTTGAAAATCTTTTTGTTCTAGGAGAGCTTCCTCCGGAGTTAAGAACCCTTGGGATACTCTTGAATTTAAAATAGCACTAAACTTAGCTATTTTTTCTTGAAAATGTAAGGTTTCTATTTCAGTATTTGGAGAAGGATTTTGGTAAATATCATTTTTAATTATCTCTTGGCTTGATTCTAAAGAAGCCCCAGAGTCTTTTTTAGTTTTCTTGAAAAAAGCATCTTGAGATCTTGTGGTCAAAACCGCAGCTCGCTTATCATAACTTTGAGAGTAATGAGGCTTAATCTCTTCTGACATACTCGCCATCTTTCCAGCCTTGTACTCTCTCAATTTTACAGCTAATTCTTCGGGATTATTACCAGTTAAAGTATTCTCATTATAGATCCTATTAGTTTCAATAATATCACTAGATTCTATACTGGCTAGATACGCATCTTTCTCTGCATTCTTAGCAACTTCAGAAGCCATTTTTACTTTGGCGGTTGCATTAAAAATACCTACTCCTAAATCAGCAATAGCGTTCATTTGCTCCATGTAATTCTCACCTGCGGTAAATCTTATCGGTGCAGCTTGGGGAACTGATTTTGCCCTAGCTGGCCCCTCATTAAACCTAGCGACTCCTTGAGCCGGCTGGTTAAGTGGACTGTTTCTAGTGCTTTGAGTTATTCTGTTTCTAGCCATATTAATTATTTTTATTTCCCAGTAAAATAGTTAGTCCCAATACTGAGTATTGAAGTCGCCCCTCGTACGGTATTTGTTCTCCTACTAATTTTAGCTGCACTTCGGGAAATAGCAGCTTGATTGTGTAAACTATTAATACTGCTTTTAAACCCGACTTGTCTAGTATCCTCAAAAAGCTGGTTTAACCTTGTAGCATCGGCGGCTCTACCAGCATCGGCGGTTTGAATATTAGTAAAACTTCCGGATGTAGAAGCTAACCCAGTAGCCCCAAACACCGCATTTTGAGCAGACAATATTCGCTGTAAAGTTCGTTGCCTGTCTAACTCTTCTACCTCGCCTTGAGTTTTTTCAGCTTGAGCCTGAAGGGCTAACTGCTTACCTTGTGCATCTGCTTGTTGACCTTGAATAGTGGCCATACGCTTACCGGTCATATTCTGCTGTCTAACAGTATATGCTGTACCTGCGGTAGCTACACTTGCTCCTATTAAAAATAATGCTGCTGCACTTATTCCCATTTTAATCTTATAAATTGTTTTAGGTTTGCCCCACTTTCAACATACCCTAATTTTCCTAACCTCTTAGCTAAAGACGGACTGTTTACGGTAGTCATTACTAACCGCTTTCCTTCTTTTAAAGCTCGCTGGCTTAAACATTCTATTAAAAAATCTAACCCCTCATCTACATCCTTCCTTGGTGCATAAGGGTTTGCAACGATAAAACCTAAAAAAGCTACTAAACTATTAGTAACGTATAGCCACCCAGCACAAAGATTTAAACCATCTTTCTCGATTACAAAACCAATGTCAGGAAATACTTGGGGATCTACACGATCCTTCCATCGCCAAAACTCCCACCATTTAGTAAACTCTTTAAAATCTTCTTCGCCTTTATAGTCTCTTAGTTTCATTTTACAGTTACAGTTAAAGCTAATAGTTCTAATTCTAACGGATAATCTTGTGTAATTTCTAAAGCTACATCTCTTTCAACACCTGATATAAATACTTTTTTCCATCCAGTAAAAGTTTGAACTGGGGTGTCTAAAACATTTGATCCAAAAAAAGTAAATGCTGGGACATACCTAGTATCTCCATATTTTATAACAATGTTACGTGTATTAATCAAGCGGCAATTAGCTGATACTAACCTTTTCCAATCACCGGTTAATTGCTGATTATTTAAAATAGCTTCTATCGGTAGCGTTTTAATTCTTGCAGTAAACATAATCCCTGCTTCTAATTCGGAAACATCTAAGGAGCTAGTAATCGCACCACTAGATACTGTTGCATTTTCTAAAATAAAATTATCCCCACGTACACGTACCTCTTGGGCTTCTAAATGACCTAACCCTGACCAAGCGGTAGTAGGAGATCCATTTGTTTGAATTACAGAAGCATCTAAAAAATGTAATTTATTAAATTTTTCTATATACCTTACTACACTCCCATTTATTGTACGCTTAACTGTAGCATATACTTCTTGCCCTAAGACAGTAACTTCCTCATAAAAACCGTCAGTTGACCACAACGTCCATGCTAGAAGTTCCTGGTCCCTAGCTATATTCAATACTGCCATAGTGCCGTCCGCATTAACTAAGTATAGATAATCGGCTGGGCTATCTGAAGTAGATTGTCTAACAGCGGAGCTAACAGGATCATTTATTAAATGAGAAGATAGTAATGAGATATTTTTAGCCCCGTAGTTTTGCTCTAAGTCATTGTAAATAAATTCACGAACAACTTTACCTGCATTTTCAATAAATATTGTAGCTCCACCTACAGGAACAGGAAGTAAATTACTAGAACCGTGGGCGGTAGATTTAACAATAAGAATCTTAGCCGGAGTTATTGGATTACCTACTTCAGTTGGGATATAAAACTCTCCCCCTGTAGTGTAAATCTGTAGATTTCTACCAGAAACTAAATTTCTAATAGCATTAACTCGGTTATCATCTATAGTAACATCAATGGCCTCATCATCATTACCCCGATCTACGTTAAAATCAAAAAATTTACTTACTTGAGAACCCCACAAAGTTTGAGGTCTTTGACCAGAGTTAGCCACCCATAATCTATTTTGGTGAAAAGTTCCTGTTGAAGGCCACCCTCTTGAAGCTGACCATACGGGTTCATAACCAATTTCATATTCCCATTGACCAATTTCTATGTGGCTACTCGATCCTGCTTCGGGAAAAGATACCTCAACCTGACCAGTTACTATCCTGCTACTAGTGTATCCAGTGATTCTTAGAATACCCCCAGCTTTACCGTATATATACTGACCAACACTTCCAGAAGTAAAAGTGGTACCCCCACTTGCTGTGGCAGTTACATCTCTTCCAGAAACTGCGCTAAGAGTTAAAGTATATCCTGGCTCTACAGTTGAAACACCAGAGAAAGCAAACCACGGGATATTATCATAAGTAACGGCAACTGCTGTCCAAGCCGTATGACTAGACCTAGTTATTTTAATTGTTTGAACATCTTTATGAAAAAGTAATAGTGTATCCGCAGATTGTACAAATTTCATCTCTTGAACTTGAGATGCGGTTAGCGCACTAATTGGAGAAGAAGTTATAGTTGCTTGTAAAACATCATTTTTATAAACCTTAAACTCTCCTGCGGTAAACACTATTAAGTAAGTTTGGATAGTGTTAAATTGAAATTCTATAGATTGGGAAGCCGCATTAGAAGTAGTGCTGTCAATGTACTCTGATCCAGGTCTTCGAGAAATATGCCCTTGAGGATTAGCAACTACGTTACGTAAAAGAGAAGCACCTTTATAGTAAAGTTCTTTATCTATCCGACCTAAAAGTACCGGGTCTAATTCACCTGCGGTAAAACCTACCTGTACTGTTTTTAATGTAGTTTTTTTTACCATTAATATCTAACATTAGTCAAGTTAAAAGCACCATTGGGTATAATACTTGCGGTATTATTTTGAGAGTCAACATTTCTAGCTTTAACCATTTGACTCTTAGCTAATGTTGCATAATTTCTAGACTTATCTACATCTTCTAATAAAGAAGTAGATAGCATTACCGCCATTTCTAGAATTATTAATTTTTCAAAATAAGCTGGGAAAAATCTCTCATCTACATTATACTGAATACTGGCATATACCGGAGTCAAATCAGTGTAAACTTTATTTTCAAATAGTTGATGTTTGCTTGTAGGATTGCTTTTCCCTATTAATCTAAGGAAATCGGCAGGTAAAGAATAAGCATTCGAAAATCCAAATAACGGGGTTGAGGCTAAACGGTTTAATTCTTCTTGTCTTATTGAAAATCTCCATGTATGAGATTGCAAAAGGTCTGCTTTGATAGTTGGGTATAAGGATGCACAAATCCTAGCCTCTCTAGTTTCATCTTCAAAAGAGGTAATTTCTTCTGCGCCTGCTAATTGTAAAGCCGCAGCACAAATTTTTATATCAGTAATTGTGACAGCCATAATCCGTATTATATTTTAAGCATATCGGCCAACCGAAATTGACCGACATACCAATTAAAAACTCTAGTCAGAGTCAGTAGCAGTTATAACTAAGCCATCTGAAAGATCAACAGCAGAGCTAGAAACAGCATTAACTATATTAATTGTGTGAACCGCAGTTCCACCAGTAGAAGACACAATAGTAATCATGTCGTTTACTGTTAATACATCATTTGCTAAAAGCATATAATTAGCTGTATTAATGTCTGCAAGAGTATCCGCAGAAACGTACAACCAAGTTTTTGGTGCGCTTGGCACCCCATGTTGGGATGTCAAGATTAATTTATTTTTATTAAAAGCCATGATATTTTATATTTAAATGTTAATTAATTATGCTTCGTAAGTATCCACAAAAGAAATACCTAACTCGTCAATTACTTTAGATCCGGCAGAGAAAAAAGCAGTAACTAAATGAGCGCCATAATCTTGGTGATACTCAATCTGTACGTCAATCTCCATCCCCATAACTAAACCGATAGAAGATTTATGGAAAAAGAAGTTATTACGTATATTAGAAGCTAAAGCTAAACCATTTTCTTCACCTAAGTTACCAAACTTCTTAAAGTCAAAACCGTAGTAACCTGCGATTTTACCGTCTTTAAGAACTCTGTTACTATTGTAATCCGAAGAAGCTACAGTAGTTTCTTGAGTTAAAGCGTTATGAGAGTTAGTGTGAATAACACCTATACGATCAGTATCTGGAACACTATTAATGTCCAATTGACCGGCTGCTTTTGCTAGTTTAGCAACATTCAAGTTTGTGTTAGAACCCCCAACGGCAACCCCTACAGTATTAGTGTAAGAACCGTCAAGAAGTTCCAAAGCATCAATAACTATTTGATCGACTTTACGACCAGCAGCTAAAGCAACAGCTTTTGCACTTTCTTGTTTAGCATCAAAATTAACTTCGCCTTGTAAGAAAATATCACTCCATTGAGCTACAGAATATTTAGTAGTTTCAATTACAACAGAACTTGCTGCTTGGTTAGTAGCAACTACCGGAGTACCAATGGTCCTTTCGGATGCACCTAATATTCCTAAGATTGGAAATTGAGTCTTGTTACCTGCAATACGTCTGTATCTAGTACAAGGAGCTAGAGAGTTTCCTTCGGCCTGGTATGCGTTATGCACTTCCTTTTCAAATTCTTTGACTTCTAGATTGTCTAAAATGTTATTTGTCATGATTATATAAATTTATATTATTACTACTATTAAAACTATTATCTTGAGTCGATAAGGGTTATCCTGTAGGGGGCCTCAATCTTGCGCTAAGTAAGGTTTTACGCCAATACCACACAAAAACAGAGGCTAATATATTTCTATAAAAGGTAGGTCTGAATTCTGCTTTAGATTTCAAGACTATATATTGAAATCTAAAGAGTCAATTATTTTTTAGACTTTTTTTCGTTTTCCTCAGCTATAATAGCAGTCCGCATTAACCTAGAATATTCTTTTTGCTCACTCGCATTAAACCCAATAGAAGCAGATCTAGCGGTTTTAAAGTCTGAAGCGGTTTTAAACAATTCAGTTGAACTTACAGATGTGCTTCCACCCTCACTTAATCCCGGAGTTGGTAATTCCCCACCAATAAGGTGCCTATACAAAAAATCCACCCCGGCTGACGTATCAGAAAGAGCTTGCATAATTTGCTGATCAGCTAGAGGTAATCCATTAGTAAAATCTTGCAATTTAGTAACTATAGTATCTCCCTCGGAACCTAAACTTTCTTTTATCTGCTCAGGTGTTTCTGATAAAGAAGCCATGCTTTGTAAGTGAGCCTGGACTAATCTATTTGCTTGGTCATTAGTAAGGTTAAGTTCTTTAAAAACTGGAAGCATAGCTTTCATATCCGGATCATCAGCTTTGATCTCAACATCTTCTAAACCTTCAATCTCTTTAAAGTTAAACTCATATTCTTCTGGGGCTGTAGGTACTGCTCCTTCTAAAGTTTTTACTTTATCATTTAACTCCCTACTATATTTGGTGCTTTCACGATAACCTTTTTCTAAATCTTCAACAGATTTATATTTACCTGCTAGTAAAGTTTCAGGTGTTGTCTTATTAGTTTCTCCCTCAGATGAATTATCTTCTGGGGCAGTTGAAACATCAACAGATGTATCAGCTGGTTGGCCTTCGTTATTATTTTCTGGATCCATAGGTATCTACTTTTTTAATAATTAATAAAATTTTACGGTATAGATTATTCTCACCTTCTCTCAAAGCCATGCCAATAGCGGTATTAACACCATCTGCATACATTGATTGAAAACTCGGTTTGTCTATAGTCATTCGGCGTAAAGCTTCAAGAGCTTTTACACCAGCTCCCCCTTTAAAAGTTTTTGCAATAACAATTTCGTCATCACTAAGCTTAGTTGGTTGAATTTGGTTTGTCTCAATTTCTTCAAGACCTTTCCACCCTTCTGTCATATTATTTTGTTTTAATTGATTTTCTTGGCGTTTTTCTTCTGCGAATAGGTAATTTTATAACTTCTTTAAAACCGCACCAAATACATTCTCTAGGTTTAGGTGCGTGCCTAACGTATGTATGAAACTTTTTACACCTATTTTTTTTCACAGTATCCTATTGTTGAGGTTGTTGGGGTTGAGCTTCGCCAGGTGCGCCGCCAGATAATTGTTGGTCAGCTAGTTGCTTAATAGCTTCTAGCTGTTCTTCAGTCGGTAAGATTTTTTCTGTTACCCCTAGTAATTTTGCTAACTCTTGACCAAAAGCCACTGGATTAGTCATCATCATTAAGCCTTGCGGACCAAAGAAGTTCGATACTGTTTCAGCATACCTTGTCATAGCTGTTAATTCGTCTTGATCTTGAGCAACGGCTAAAGGAGAAACGTGTTGGATAGCAATATTGGAACCATCTATAGTAAAACCAGATAAATCTACCATACCTAACTCCTCAAGAATGTACAACCCCCTTAACATAATTTGTTCTGCACCTTCTCCTTGCATACGGCCATAAGCCGACCCAAGCATCTTAGCAACGCTTTGTGCTCTCATAGCAATTTCAGTAGCAGATTTAACCGGAGCATCTAATTCCCCCAAAGGATCTACAAAAAGAATACTTTTAATACCTTTCTTTAAATCTTCTAAGATAATTTGAGCTACGTTAAAATCGGATGCACTAGGTAATCTAGAAATTGATGGCCCGTTAGGATTACCTGGGTTTGCTTCAACTGGAATTATAGCCCCAGGTTCCATAACAATATTTTCTAAATTAATGATACCGTTATCTACGACTGTATATATGCCTGATAAAGCAAGAGAAGCATTTTTTAAAATAAGTTCCTTTGTTTTATTAAGGGTTTTATTGTCTGCAAGTGCTGATAAAACAGGTCCCCTACCATGTACTTCCCCAGCGGATACGGAGTATCTTACTGTAATCCAAGGATGGCTTTTTGCTTCCCTATTTACTAAGATCTCTTTAGTTTTTTCATCCTGAACTACATAGCGAAACCCATCTATGATTTGTTCTTTAGCTCTAGACTTACCTCCGTCCTCTACAATAACCTTATTTTTAATTTTATCTTTAACTGTGTATTCGATAATATTTACATCATCATAAGGTGATGCTTCAACTTGAGCTGCAAAAGATGTTGAAAAAGTAGCGTCAGCCCAAGTCTCCTTAATTAAGTGAGCTGGTAATTTCCACTTACGAAACCTACCACCTACAGAACCCCCAACACCTCTCTCTAAATAGACTTCATCTAAAGGTATTGGTTCAAATATAAAAGGTTTAGTTCTAGTTCCTTTCCGCATTTGCATACTTCCAGTGCCGATAAGCCAATCTTCTAAAAATTCAGAGACAGCTGTATCAAAATTACTAGCGTGCAAGGCGGTAAAAAATAGATTAGTGATTTCTTCTAGCTTCTCTTTTTGACCAGAGTTGCCTTCTTTTTCAAGAAGCGGTCCTAATTTAAGCTTACCCCATTTTTTCTGAGGTGGGAATATATTTGAATGGACTGTAGAAACAGCTTTAGCTAAAGCATCTTGACCTGTAGAATCAAATATCCTATCGGTATTAGTCCTTTTAGCACCTAATGTTGGGGTATCAAAAGTATCTCTCTGCGGTGAAAAATACTCTAAAGCTTCTTTATAAGTAGTACGCCAGTTAGTACGTCTTTTTTGAGCATTTTGGAATCTCTTATAAAGCTTGTCTTTATTTAATGGCATACTTTTAAAAGTTATTTAAGATTATAGCCCTTTACCCCTGTTTCAGAAGTAGTAATAAGAGAAGATCTACCTTGTCCTCTTCTACGAATACTTTTTAATTTTTCAGTATTCTCCAATGCTAAAGTATCTTTATTTCGTTTAACTTCGGTTTCTTCCTTTTCTAATGCTTCTGTTTGTTTTTCTGCTGCTCTGTTTTGAGCCGACATATCCGGCGCTTTTGGTTTTCTTCCCATAACGTATATTTAAATTAACAGTTAAAGTGTTTGTGCGCCTTTTGCAAGTAGTTGTTTGTAAAGTTGATAAGGTGTCTGCGCCCTAACGGACACACCTAAAAACATCTTAACAATATTAACACAAGTTGGCGCTAAATTCCAAATATTAAACATCTTGTTATTAATGTCAAATGGATATTTAAATTCCAAGATGTTTGAGTTAGGAAACTTTTTTATTTCACTAACTAAATCCCCTATAACCACTTTCTCATATATCCTAGAATCTATATTTGACGTAGTTGGGTTCGCATAATATATGTAATCTCCTATTTTCCTAAAACAATAACAGTGGAAAAACCCTTTCTTTAAAACTCGGTGCAACCAATGGGGACCAACATCTTCATCCGTAAATACAATATACCATACTATGTCTGCCATACACTCCAATTACTTTTATTCATAATAGTTTTAGCAGATAATTGCTTATTTGCACCCCTGGTTATGGCTCTATACCCCCCAGTAGATAGCATTACATACTGCGCTGCATCATGTATGTGCGAAAATCTGTTCTTATCCGGTGTAGGTTCGTACTTATCACCACCAGAAACATTCATACGTTTGTACTTATACCCCCCATTAAAACCTTTTTTAAGAGTAGGACACTTTCTACCGTCAATTAATATCGCGGGTAAACCATTAACTATCCTATTAAGCTCGCTGACAACACTTTCCTTACGCATGTTAATGTTATTTGATGGCGCTGGCCTTACAATAATACCTTTAGCACGCATTAAATCAAACGCTGTTTTCTGCTGCTGATCTTTAAATGCTCCTGATGGATCACCAAAACACCTTATCTCTCGTCCAGGATAATCCCTGTCTAACTTCTGTTTAAGTAATACCGCAAAATCTTGAATAGCTACGTCCTCACAAACTAATTCTTCCAAAAATATCCTCTGCCCTATTGCAGTTGGTTGGGTAATAATAGCAGCTGGGGTATTACCAAAATCTAACCCTATCTCTAATGGTACCATTGGTAATGCTTTAAGTGGTGCCTTAGAACAATGCAGATCATCTCTATAAGAAGAACCGTACACTGGTTTCCCCTCTTGGATTGACCCGTACTTTCCTTCTACAAAAACCTTAATCCATTCTGGATCTTTACCCTCGACAATCCTTTCATAATACCCTTTCGGTAAATTCTCTATATTCTCTGCCTCCGGAGATATTCCAGATGGTTGATCATAAAAAGACCAGCCTTTCGGTGTCTTGACCTCAGCAGCCGAATACCACCAATGGTCATCGTCTGGTGGGTTAGTATCCATAATTATACCATACCATGTCGGCCAGTTATCTGGATGCACATCATCCGGTTTCTCCCTCTTAGCTGGGTACCGCCCCACCCTTCCAGTGCCACCATCAATATGATCCTTATGTATAAACCTAGTTTCATTAAAAAATATACCAGTTACTTCTAGCGAAAGTAATTTCTTTACATCATCTGGTCTATCTAGTGCAAGAAATATTATCTCCAACTCAATATCTTGTATCTTTACCTTGTGAGTTATTGGTGGTTTCCGATTCATCTTACCAAATATCTCTTCTGGAAACCAATCTAGCCACGTTTTAATAGTTGTTGTCTCCAATTCTGGGCCAGTATTACGCACAATAGCCCACCTTGTTCTACGAATTCCGTCAATAGAAGGGTGTTGCTGCTGCGCTCGAATAAAAATCTCCACACAACAGCCTACACTCTTACCTGACCCAATAGGTCCCTTCACTCCTCGGACAAAATCCTTAGAAGCGTGGAACTTTGCTAGAGTTGGTGTTGTATTATAATTCAGCTTGAATGCTTTGGTAGGCACCCCTTGGGGTACATTACTCTTTACCATTTAATATATCAGTTGTAATTTCTTTTTTAACATTACGTTTAGGCTGTTTCCACTTTTTTTGGTCACTTTTAATACCTGACCAAAATTGAATGTGGGTACATGGGGTAACTTTCTTACAAACTCCACATACTCCTAAAAATACTGGGGCTGTGTTTCTAGGATTTTTCCAAGTGGCAGAATTATTCTCCGCACAAGATGGACAAATTTGCAATACTTTGATCGTCATTTTCTTTTTTATTTGGGTTTAAATTAATATTAATATCAGATACTTTATCTGGCGTACTTTCAGCCGTTTTTAACAAAGTATTTGGGTCACTAGTGTTTATCTGAATCAACACTTGTGGCGTTGCTTGAGTTGTTTCCTTAAAGTTCCCTGAAGCACGTAACATATTACCAGCCATAGCGGCTAATGCACTGGCTGCTTTATCATTACCGTTCTTAAACGCATCGTGAATATCCCTAAGTATCTCCACAGACCAACCAGCCACAGTTTTAGCATCCATTAATACCGCATCTTCATACGCTTGGTGTATCCTATTAAGCACGTCAGTAAACTTCGGTTGATCTAACCATTGCTTATAGCGACTTCGGGGAATAGATAACATTTTAATAACACGTTCGGCATCCAGATCTTTCTTATACTCTTCAAAGAAAGCATAGGTATCCATAGTATAAGGTACTACTTCAATGGAACCGGCTTTACTTGGGTCGTGTATCTCTTCTAATGGCGGCATAACCTTAAATTGTTTCTTTAAATTCTTATCATACTGAACAAACCGTTTTTTAATTTGAGGATCTTCGTATATTTCTTGCATAATATGTATGACTGTTTGTACAAGTAAACCATAGTATCTTTTAATAGCTTTGACAAGTCAAGACTTTTTCCGTGATAGGACTCCAAAAAATATTTTAACCGTGTACCTTCTTCCCAAAACCGTGTAAACTTCGAAAATTATAGAGCTTGTACAGGTGAATAGGGGGGTCGGAATTGCATTTCGGGAGGCCCCCCTGCCTACAGTTTGATAAATTTGCACAGCCCCACGCTGACACAATAAATATTGACAATTATATTAATTTAAATATTGTGTTTTCATACTTGAATATCTTATCTAGATTTAAAAAAGATATTAAACCAAAGTAAATCAACTAATTACCACTACATTAACTACCTATTATTCAACACTTTAAACAATAATCAGTCAACTTAGTAATATATAATGATTCTAAAATACTTCATTAAATTCAAGATTGAAGGCCGTTTTCATACCCGATACATTAAAGCTAGAACTTACAGAGAAGCAGCTCACAAGCTATTAGACCATTACAAAGATAAAGATATTACTCATATAAGTTTTGAGGGTGAGCCATTGCCTAACCGCAAAGAGAACGCTACTTTAATATTAAAGAAAAAGATTGACGCTAAAGAGAGAAAAAGAAAAGGAGCTATAAAATACTTTCAAAAATCAGGAATTCATGTAATTGACAAATAACCATAGTTTTTGAAGTTTACCACCAATTTTGACCTTATCCACCGCAGGCGGTAATGTAACCGGTTGTAACACGTTGTAACACGTCTAAGACTGTCCATTATCCACCGCAGGCGGTCATGTAACCGGTGTAACTAGTTACTTTGCAACTCTTCCCCTTTATTATACTTATACACTACTTATATATACTATTTAAAAAAAGTATATCTTAATGAATGTAACTAGTTACACTAGTTACAACCAACCAAACATAGCTTAAAGACAGTTTTCAGAGGTGTTACAAACTGTTACAACCTATTACATCACCGCCTGCGGTGGATTAAAGCCCCTCTTTTTTTAAAATAATTGGTAATATTCAAAATGCTCTACTATTATATATTGACTTTTAAAGATAATTCATAAAAAACAGCCTTTAAAAAAAAGATTAAATAAATCTTGACATTCCAATTTTAATCTTTTATCATAGGAATACAGCATTGAATTATCAAGGTTGTAATATTATTAATTAACTTAAATAGATATAATTATGCAATTAACAACTAAATTGGAACGTAGAATAGTAAAAACTCTATTGAATAAAACTTCTACAACTCAAATTTGCAATATACTAAACTGTTTAGTAAATAGACAAATAAAAAGAGAAAAAAGAATAATCAACAATACTTTAAATAATAATGATATTAAAAATGGTTATTCTTTAGAAAATTACCCTTGGTTAATAAATTAAATTAAACAACTTAAATAAATAAATTATGAATAATTACAAAAAACAAGCCTCAGGTTTTTTAAGAGCAACTAAAACCAATATTAGATCAAAATTTTTAAAATATGATTACCATTTTGAAGACGATAAAGATATGCGTGATATATATCTAATAACTATATCAAGAGGTAATAAGTCTTTTAGTTTTAATTTCGGGCAATCGTTAGTTAATTCCGGTAGTGGTGAAATAAGCCCAGATAGCTACGATATTTTATCATGTTTACAAAAAAATGAAATTGGGGATTTACAAGATTTTTGTGATGACTTCGGCTATGATATTTATTGTAAAAAAAGCAAAAAGATATATAAGGCAGTAGCAAAAGAGTGGGATAATGTTCAAAAGATCTGGACAGATGCTGAAATTAATCAATTACAAGAAATTCAATAATGAGTGATAATATTAAAATATATATAGCCTACTTATTGGCAATAAGCTTAGTAATATTAATTATTCTAAGCTTATTAGAGGCAGATAAAAAATGTGAGGCTTACGCCAATGGTAATTATCAAGCCAAAAGGGACTGCTTAAACATATAAACTTAAATAAATAATAAAATGGAAATTAAAATAAAAATAAATACAGATAATCAAGCTTTTGAGGATAGCGAGGAATTAACACGGCTTTTAAAAGAAGTAACAAGAAAAATATTGGCCGGTACTGAATATGGACCAATACACGATACCAACGGAAACGCCGTTGGAAGTTTTAAAATTAAATAACTTTAAATAAAAATAAAATGGGTACAAATAATTTTTTAAATAAAAATGCTAGTAAAATCTTCGCTTGTGAATTGCAAGATGAATATTCTACATATGAAGATCTAGAGGAGATTTTGACAGAAGAGATTAACGAGGTTTTTGGCAATCAATTTGATAAAGAGCAATCACAAGATAATGAAAGCTATTATTCAGGAACTTACCTTGGCGATATTAATCATGATTATAGAGATTGCACTTTACGTTTAAAGCCAATAATTAGAGCGGGATATTATGATGGGTGCAATTTAGATTATGAAATTGAATTCGTAGGGCCTTGTAGTAGTTTTTATAATAGTTTAAACGAATTAGAAGATTCTTTATATTACCATAAAGCCATTATCAATAACTTTAAAAAACAATTACCCTTAATGATTAAAAAACTAGAAGAGGTTTTTGCGACTAATTCCACCCCTTTAGATAAAATCGGTGGATTTAGTGACGGCACGGCAATTTATAAAAAATCAATCTAATATTAACCTTAAATATAAATAATTATGAC